TTGTCTGCCCAACAATACGCAGCCCTACACCGCTGGTTCGATGCACACCCCGCCGTCCGCCGCTGGGTGATCCTGCTGGACCGCTGGCTGCCGCTGGTGCCCTTTGTGTGCTACCCGGTGCTGCTGGTGCTGCTCAATGTACGCCTTGTGCACCTGTTTGCGGTGCGGGAGTCTGCCGCTCTGGATTTCATGCGGGAGATCGCCCGGTCCATTCTGGTGCCCGGGGTCACCTTCTGGGTCTGCACGGTGCTCCGTGCCAGACTGAACTTCCCCCGCCCCTATGAGCAGCCCGGCTTTGTGCCCCTTGTGGCAAAGGAGATCCAGGGGCACTCTTTCCCCTCCCGCCACGCCGTCAGCGCCGCCGTCCTTGCGGCGGTGTGGCTGTATTTCTACCCCATCGTGGGCGGGGTCATGGTGTGCCTTGCGGCGCTCATTGCCGCCTTGCGGGTGCTCACCGGGGTCCACTATCCCCGGGACGTGGTGTGGGGCTTTGCACTGGGGCTTGCGCTGGGTCTTGCGGGCATGTGGCTGCTGTAAGACGGCGCAGCATCGCAAAGAAAAAAGAATTTTCAAAAAACCGCAAACTTTTTTCCGATTTTTCTTGACAGAAGGGTTCCGGTATGGTATTATACTTCTCGCAGCGTGCTTCGACTCACGACTGCCGCCATAAAGGAACCCAATGGGATAACAACGTGCGCCCGTAGCTCAGGTGGATAGAGCAACTGCCTTCTAAGCAGTGGGCCGGGGGTTCGAGTCCCTTCGGGCGCATCTATGTGGTGCCCATAGCGTAGTCGGTTAACGCGCCAGATTGTGGATCTGGAGACCGTGGGTTCGAGTCCCACTGGGCACCCCACTAAAAAATCCGCTGTTGCATTCGCAACGGCGGATTTTTTCTTTTGTAAAGTGCCCAGTGGGACTCGAACAGCACGGCACTGCCAGCGGCAGGGCAACCAACAGCCCAGTGGGCTGTTGGTTAGTGCGCGGGTTCCAACCGGTAGGAATGTCTACCCGGGGATTGCCCTCCTCGCTGTTGCATTCGCAACGGCGGATTTTTTCTTTTGTAAAGTGCCCAGTGGGACTCGAACAAGGCGGCGGCGCAACGCGACGCAATCAAAGCCCCAGTGGGGCTTTGATTAGCCTGCGGGTTCCAACCGGTAGGAATGTCTACCCGGGAACCGCCTGCTTCGCTGTTGCATTCGCAACGGCGGATTTTTTCTTTTGCAAAGTGCCCAGTGAGACCCGGACCTTCCCCATAAAAACAAACCTCCGCCCTATCCTTCCTGCAACGGAACGGATAAAGCGGAGGTCTTTTTATTTATCCTGCCTCATCGGGATATTCCAAGGTCAGCGCAGCTGCCGCAGGATCTCTCCGATCTCGCTGGCAGAATAGCCCTCCTTCCGCAGGGCGTCTGCGATCGCCACATCGCTCTTGCCCCGGCTGCGCATATAGGTTGCGGTAAAGGGCACCGTCCCCATCCCCGCCTTTTTACCGGAGCCGCTGCTGCCGGAGCTGCTGGCTGCGGCGGTAGTGTCCGGGACAGACTGTTCCGCTCCGGCGGCGGCACGGCTTGCCTTCTGCTTTGCATCGGACTGCTTCAGTGCCCACTGCCCCTTGGCAATGTTCAGCTTCTCGGCGGCAATGTTGTTGTTGAACGCCTGCTGCCGCAGGGCGTCCTCATAGGCACGCTGGCTGCTTTCGTTCTCATAGCGCTGCTGGTCCAGTTTGTCCTGCCGCTGCTTTTCCTGCATCTGCTGGCTCCACTGGGCATCGGCACGGTCCGCCTCGTAGGCACGGTTTCCGGCATAGATGTTGTAACCGGCGTTTGCCAGCCCTGCAAAGGTGGAGCCCAAGCCGGTGGTGCCGCTGATGCCCAGCTGGATCATATCTCCCAGCACGCCCAGCACCGCCAGTGCGTTATTGAACCGCTGCTGACGCTGTGCCGCCTGTGCCTGCTCCTGCCCGGAATAGTAATTGTACAGGGTATCCAGCCGGGTCAGGTAGTCCTGATACTGTCCGTAGTCCCGGTCGTAGGCGCTGTTGTACGCCTGCCCCTTCTGGTCCAGCTGGGTGTAGTAATCCGCCAGCTCCTTGTCGTACCGGGTCTGGTCGTTCTGCTCCTGAGCGTTCAGCTGGTCCAGCCGGTTCAGCAGGGTGTCGCCGCCGCTGTTGTAGGTGTCCAGTGCCAGATCGTACAGGGTGGGGATGGCACCGGACAGCAGGTTCATCTGCTGCTGGTACGCCTGCTGCGCCGCACTGGTGGCGTAGCTGGAGCCGTAGCCCCCGGTAAGCGCCGCCGCCTGTGCCGCTGCATCTGCCCCGGCGTTGTAGGCGTTCTGGGTGTAGGTGTTTTCGTACTGTCGGTACAGGGGGTCCTGCCGGTGGTCGTACCGGAAGCTTTCCCGGTCCAGCAGCTGCCCCAGCAGCCGGTCGATCTGGTCCCGGTAGTTGCTGCGATACTCCTCCGGGCGCATGGTCTGCCACTGCTGCAGCTCCTCCTGTGCCTTGTTTACCTGTGCGCCGGGAGTGTAGTCCGCCCCTGCCAGCGCCTGTTCCACCTTTTCCCGGCTGTCCAGCCCGGTGGTGGAATACTCGGACTGCTCCGCCGGGTCCCGGTCCTTCTTTCTGGTTGCCATAGAGTCTTTCTCCTTTCCTTACAGGGTCTGCAGCTTTGTGCGCAGCTCCTCCGACATATTTTCCACATCCAGATTGGTCAGCACATATTGCAGCTGCTCCTGCATCTGGTACAGGTATCCCCGCAGGGCACGGGCGTCCTGGGGGTCCATGTTGTCGCTGAGCTTGGGCAGACCGATCTTGTTCAGTCCCGTGATGTTTGCCATGGTCTTACACCTCCTGTTCCACGATGCCGCCCTTTGCGGCGGCAAGGGTCTTTGCCACGCTGCGCAGGGTGAGCTGTCCGGTGCCCCGGAGCCGCAGACGCAGTGTGCCGTACCGCCGGGGCACAAAGGGCAGATCGTAGCAGCGGCACCGGTCCCGGACCGCCAGATCCGCCAGCTTTTCCCAGCCGCTGCCATCGTAGCTCACCGCCACCTCCACCGTGGTGGGACTTTCGGCGTCCATCCGCAGGGTCAGCCGGGACAGATACCGCTGCTCCGACGCCTCCATGCCCATGTCGCCGGTGACCAGCTCAAAGGGGATGTCCTTTTCCACCCCCTCGGTGTTCTGCCAGTCCGGTTCCCGGCTGGGGTCTGCCGCCCACAGCGCCTGCCCGTCCCACAGATAGAGCTGCCCGCCGGTGCTGGTCATGTCGCAGCTGGTGACGTCCTCTTCGTGCCAGAGCCGCCGCTCGGTGTCGTAGACCAGCAGCCTTTGCTCCTGCTGGGAGGTGCTCTGTGCCCGGCGCCGGATGTACAGGTAATAGCGCCCGTCCAGAGCACCGCCTACGGCGCACTGGACATTTGCCAGACGGCTGGACTCCAGCACCGCCGACACCTTGGCAGGGATGCTGCCGTCCCACTCCATGACCCCGTCCGGGGACAGGTAATACAGCGTCTCGTTCAGCACGCACAGGCTGCGCCCAGCGTTGTTTGCCACGCCCCGGCACCGCAGGGAGGTGAGCTGGAAGTCCGAAGGCTTGGAGCCGTAGACCTTGTGGAGGGTGTTCTCCTTAAAGAACAGCGCATAGCCCATGCAGGTCGCCGCACCGGTAAACGCCCCGTCGCTGCCCACCGTCACCGCATAGCTGTCCGCTGCGATGCCCCGGTAGGAGAACCAGTTGGTGGGGTCCCCCAGCTTGCAGGCGTAGATCACGTTCTGTTTGCTATTGCAGCCCCACACCCGGTTGTCGCATTCGGTGACAAAATCCAGATCCGGGATCTGCCGTTCCAGCACCGCCGGTGCGCTCAGATCCACCTCCCGGGTGACCGTCCCGTCTCCGCTGGTCCATACCGCTTTGTTTCCGGTCTGGGTCAGGGAGCCAAAAAAGTATTCCCCTCCGGAGACGGCTTTCACCCGCAGCCAGTTGGTGCCGGTATCGTAGAGGATCAGGTCCCCCTCAAGGCTGTCCCACTGCCCCATCTCTTTGGCGGCGCAACCGCTAAGGTGCACCGTGTCCCACCGGGCAAAGGTAAGGTCCAGCTCCGCACCAAAGATGCGGCAGTACTCCAGCGGGATGGCGGTCCAGCTGCCGGCGGCGGCGCTGTACATCTCCAGCGTGCCTCCGTACCGCCAGGGATGGGCGGTGTCCTCTACCTTCCAGAACAGCTCTCCCTCCGCCGGGGCTGTGGGCTCGGTCTTGCCAAAGCTCTTGGCACGGTACACTTTGCCCTCCCCGTCACAGGGCTCAAACCGCAGCTGCCGCCCGGTGCCGTCCCACACCGCCCCCAGACTGCTCAGGGTGCCCTGTGCTGTATCAAAACTCAGCTTGTCCGGAAAGATCAGGATCTTTGTGCCGATGCCCACCATGGATTTCCGGTCATTGGTGACCTTTTTGCTGTAGGTGACGGTCTCCTGTCCGGGGTCGTCCGGGATGTACACAAGGTCTGTGCCGCACGCCGCCAGCAGACCGTTCAGGTGGTACATGCCGTTGAGGTCCTTCATCTCCCGGAGACGGCGGCGGGGCTTCCGGGTGCTCAGCGCCGGGAAATTTCGGGAAGAAAAGTTGATCCCGGCGCTGTACTCCGCCTCCGAACAGGCGTAGGTCTCGTTGAGCCCCCCAAAGGCACGCAGCTGCTCCCGGGTGTTGGTCAGCCTTGCCCGGTCATACAGTGTCATGGTTTTTTCCTCCTTTCACCAGCGCCACTGCGCTGCACGCCGGACGGGATAGCTGCGCCGCAGCCACCCTGCCAGCTCTGCACAGATGCCGTTGTACTGCGCCTGCTCCCCGGCGTAGCGGTCGGTCTCTCCCAGTGCGGCGTCGGTCCTTGCACACAGATAGTGGACATACAGCCCGTCAAAGGGCTCCGGCACCAGCAGCCGGTCCTGATCCTGCAAGCCCTCTGCCCACGCCCGGTCCGCCCCGGTATCGTCAAATTCTTCGGTATCGCACCGGGCAAAGAACCGGAGGCGCAGCAGCCCGTCCAGCTCCCGCAGCCATTGCTGCCGGGTCCGCAGGCTGATGCGGCTGCCGGGACGCAGCTCCTCTGCCTGTTCCAGTGCCTGTCCTACGGTCATAAAACTCCCTCCTTTTACAAAAAGCCCGGCGGGCCGTCCTGTCCCGCCGGGCACCGGTTTACTGTGCCGCGTTTTCGGCGGCGGCAATGCGGGCGGCGGTGTATTCATCCTGCCGCTGGCTGTGTTCCAGCACTTCTGCCACCTCCGGCGGCACCTCCACTTCCACGCCCCGGCGGATCTTGTAGTTCACTCCGTTGACGCTGACGAACAGGTCCCCCTTGTAGCGGCTGTTGTCCTTGAACAGCCGGATCCGCACGTTCTTCTTTTCTGCCATAGCTTCTCCTTTCCGTTCCCGGGACAGCGGCATCAGTTTGCCGCTGCGTTGTCCGAATAGCTGGATGCGCTCTCGATTCGCACCATGTACTGCTCCACCAGACGCTCGGCGGCACGCATACCCTTCCAGCCCACCGAGGCACGCTGGTTCAGGGGGTCGTCACCGTAGCCCAGCTGCTTCACGATGTGCTCCAGACCGCCGCCTTCCAGCTCGGTGACGCCGTAGGCGTGGGCGCCCAGCACCAGCGTGCCGAACACCGCCAGCCCCGTGGGACTGGTATCGTCCTTCCAGATCTTTGCTTCGCTGGTCTCAATAAAGCGGATGTTGCCCAGCTTGCCGATCTCGCCCCGGAACATGGCGTCCGGGTCTGCGTACTTGTGCACCTCGATGAACTCCTTGCTGGTCTTCAGGTCGTAGGCGGCGTAGGGATGGATGATGGCAATGTAGCTGTCACCGATGGGGTCCGCATTCATTGCCCCCAGCTGCGCCGCCGCACGGAAGAACAGCTTGGGGGTCAGGGTGCAGCTCTTGTCCAGATCCTTCCGGCTGGTCACCGGGGTCTCGGTGCCGTCTGCCGCCAGCTTGGGGGCATAGAGCACATTGGTGCCACCTGCCAGCACATCCCGGGTGATGCTGTCCATGGTGCGTCCCGCCTGACTTGCCAGCACCCGGGTCGCCTGCACCACGTTGTTGTCGATGGCGGTCATCTGCAGTACATCGGTAAGGGGGGTCCAGCCGCCGTACTGGTGCAGGTCGCTGGTGATGGTGGTGACGTTCAGTGCCTGACCGTCGGGGGTCACGCCCTCGGTGAGGGGAGTGCTTGCCTTGGGCAGGCTGTCGTACTTGCGGAACTCGATGGTCTTGCCGCCGTTCTGGGGCACCGGGTAGTAGTCCGCAAACTGGTCGTGGACCAGCCGAGGCTCCGCCTGGTCAATGAGACGCTTCTCGTAGAAAGTCTTCATCTCCGGGGACATGGTAGCGGTGGTGTTCTGGAGGTTGTCAGCAAAAAGCTGAAGGTCAAAACGATTCATCATGGCATTTCCTTTCTCTTATAAGGTGTGTAAAACTTACAGACGGATCTGTGCACCCTGCATCACCCGGCGTTCCAGCGCTTCCCGCTGGGCACGGGTCATGGAGGACACGTCCGGATGCACCGTGGCAGCGCCGCCGGGGCGGATGCCGTTTTCGGTAGGGCGTGCTGCACGCTGTCGGACCCGCTCCATCACCCCCTGTTCCACGGTCCGTGCGGTGCGGTCCAGCGTCTCCTGATAGTGGGTCAGCCGGTAGGCGTCCTGCACCCGCATCCCCGGCATCTGCATCAGACGGCGCATCTCCGGGTCCCGCAGCTCCTTTTGCAGGGCAAACTCCGGCACGCTGCGGCGCAGCTGCGCCTCCTCTGCCGCCCAGCGCCGGTGCAGCTGTTCCACTGCATTCCGCAGTCCCCGGGGCAGCGGCTGCGCCGGCTGGGGGCAGGGTTCCTTCGGCGGCTCCGGTTCCTTTGTCGCAGCCGGTTCCGGAGCGGCGGTCTCCGCCGGCTGTGCCGGCTGCGCCGCTTCCGCCTTCAGGGTGCCGGACGCCACCGCCTGCTGTGTCTGCGCTGCACTGAGGGCAGGGGCTGCATCTGCGGCAAACATCTGCAGATTTACCATGCTGTCCTCTGCCCGGCGGCTCACGTCTGCAAACCGCACATGGTCCGGGTACCGCTCCGCCAGCAGGCAGAACCCTGCCTTTGCCAGCTCAAAGGCACCCCGCACCCACTCCTCACAGGGGGCTTCCACGGTGACTGCCATCCGGGGACCTTCCGGCTCGTCCCACGCTTCGGTGGAGGCGTTCTCCTCCCCGGCAAACAGGTACACCAGCGCCTGCATCAGGGTGCTTGCCCCGGCGCAGACGATGTCCTGCCCGGCAGGGGCGTAGCCTGCGTGTCCGGCGGCTTCCATCCGGCAGCTCAGACCCTTGGGACCATCCATCTCGCTGTAACATACTTTCATCATCTTCTTCACCTCCTTACTGCTGTGCGTTCATGGCACGTGCGGCGGCAGCCACCGGCAGGTCCTTTGTCAGTGCCCCCGCCACCGTTGCCCCGCCGGTGCCCGGAGCGCCGTGCACCGCTGCCAGCCGGGCGTATTGCTGCTGCAGCTGCAGCAGCTGACCGGCAAGGGTACCGTTCCGGCGCACCCGCTGACGTACCTTCTCGATGCCCTCAAAGTCCATCATCTCCAGCGCTGCCAGAGCAGCGTCGGCGTTTCTGGGGTCAAAAAATCCCAGCTGATAGCACTCCTTGGCGGTCTCGTTCTGGGACAGGCGGCTGAAGGTGCTTTTCTTGGCGGCATTGACCACGATATCAAAGATGGGTTCCCGGCTGCCCAGCTCCACCCCGCCCACTGCCTGCCGGGGCTGAGGGCGCAGCGACTGAGCGGAAAAGGGCAGAAACTCCGTCTCCCCGCCGGCGCCCACGATGCGGAACACCCGCTGCTCGTCGTAGAACTGCCGCATCAGCTCCAGGATCAGGTAGCACTCCTTGGCAAAGGCACGGTAGGCGCTTTTGAGCATATCCCGGCTCAGCTTGGACCCTGCCTCCTGCAGGGCGGCAATGGCACTTGCCGCCGTCACGCCGCCGGTGGTGCCGCCCTGGGTCATATCCCGGTTGCCGCTGATCTCCTTCAGCTCATCAATGCGGCTGTTGCGGTAGCTCAGGCTGTTGCCCTGCAGCCCCGCCGTCTGCAGCGGACGGAAGCTGTCCTCGTTCAGCCTGCCTGCCACATGGACGATGTCCCGCCCAAGGTCCGCCAGCTCCTCCTCGTTGACCCCGGCGGTATCGCTGAGAACGTAGCGCTGCTTTGCAGCAAGGAGAACGTTCTCGTCCATGGCATGGTTCATCTTGTCGATGGCGGTCTGACAGTCCTTCATAACATCGATGTACCCAAAGCCTGCGGGGGAATCCTCCTCCACAAACAGCGGGTCAAAGACAAAGGGATACTGCCCGTGGTCGTAAAGTCCCCGCTGCGCCCACCGTGGGTCGTTCTGGGTGGCGTAGAGCACCACTCCGTTGCAGAACTTGCAGTAGTGCAGCACCATCCGCCCGTTCTGGTCCGGGCGTTTATAGTACCAGTCCACCACCACGCTTTTGGTTCCGGTGTCCAGCCCTTCCTCGTGGATGTAGCGGGGCACGTCCAGCACCCCGGCGGTGTGCCCCTCCAGCTGGGGATACTGCGCCGTGAGCCGGGCAGTGTCCTCCATGCTGAGGCTGAAGAAGTCCGGAGAGGACTGGATGTCCTCCACCCCCGGCTCCCAGTACAGCATCAGCAGGTTGACGCTGCGGATGGCAATATCCCCGGCACCGCCCCGCTTTTCCGGGTCCCAAAAGATGCCGGTGACTCCGGTGCCCTGCTTGAGTTTCCGCCACCAGCTGTCGCTGTACACCTGCTCGTAGTCCGCCTGCTCCAGCACCACCGGCAGCACGCTGGAAAGGGTCTGCGCCGTCTCCTGGTCATCCGCCGCCCGGGGCAGCACCATAGGCTCCGGGTAGTTGTCCATGGCATCGGCGTGCTTGTTGGCGATGGAGTTGAACAGCCAGCCGCTGGATGGCTGGGGCTTGCCGGTCATCATGGGGTTGCGGTAATTTTTCCAGTGTCCCATGCGGAACCACAGCTCGTTGTCCACCAGACGCCGGTCCAGCGCCGCCTTGCCTGCCTTGTACCGCTGCAGGGTCTGCGCTGCCTGCGCCACCTCCGCCTCTCCCACCGGCAGAGTCCTGCTCTCGTACTCGTCCATATACATTTCTCCTTTTCTTTTTAAAATGTACCCGCCGGGTCAGATCCGGTAAAATCTCGCCTGCCGATGCAGCTCCAGCGGGTCATCCGGCACAAAGACCGCCCCCTTTTGCACCGGAGGGCTGATGGGGTTTTCCATCAGCACATAGCGGCACTCGTCGTAGATGTGGTCCTCCTGCCGGGTGTCGATGTCCTCCACATCGCTCTCGTCGTACACAAGGTTGGGGATGGTCCGGATGAAATGCCGGCAACTGCTGAACACCTGAAACATGGGTCGCCCTTCCGGGTCAAAGGCAAGGCGGTAGTGGAACTGCATCTTGCCTGCCAGTCGGGTGTTGTCCCCGGGCTGCCAGTGCAGAAAGTTGGGTGCCCGCTCCATCATAGCCGCTATGCTCTCTCCCCGGCTCTCGTCAAAGATCGCCGGGTCTGCCACGCTGTGGATTACCCGCCCCCGCAGAAGGGGGTCGTTCTGCTCCACCTCCCGGATCCGCCTTGCCTGCTCCACCGGGTCGATGCGCAGCCCCTCGTTGGGTCGTCCGGTGCAGCCGTACAGCTCCCGGATCCGATACAGCCGCCCCTCTTCATCCACCGCATACCACCCCACAGAAAAAGGCTTGGAATAGCCAAAATCAAAGCCCCGCCAGATCTGCCAGTGCCTTGGGATGGTAAAGGGAGCGATGACGTGGGTCCACCTCTGGTCGGCATAATGTCCGGGGTCGTTGCGCCACTCGGTGAACACCTGCCCGGAAAAACTGTCCCAGCTGCCGTAGAGCAGCGCCTGCTTTTCCGCCTCCGGCATTGCCGCCAGACTTGCCAGATACCCGGGGTCGTTCCGCAGCAGGGCGGGGTTGTCAAAGATGCTGGATGGGATGAACACCCGGGAGCGCCGCAGGGTCTGGGTGGAGCCGTCCGGCAGCTTTACCTCGTACTCCTCGGTGATGGGGGTGCCGGGCGGGGCGGGGGTGATGAACCGTGCCTTCACCCAGCCATGCCCGATGCCCCCGGGGTTGGTGGTGGCACGCATATACACCCGGGTGCCGGGACCGGTGGGGCGGTTGCGGCTCATCATATAGCTGTACTCTTCCCACTCAAAATGGGTCAGTTCGTCAAAGCCGATAAAGTCGTATGCCTTGCCCTGATAGTTGGTGCGGTCCTTGGTGTACTGCATGGACCCAAACCAGATCTTTGCCCCGCTGGGGAAGGTCCACACATGGGAGGTGGCGTTATACTGTGCCTGAGGGAACGCCCGGCGGTAGTAGCTCTGGCTTTTGTCCACCAGATCTGATAACTGCGGGTAGGTTTTGCGCAGGATCAACCCTCTGTAATGCGGGATATGGACCTGCCGCAGCGCCTCGATGATCAGCGCATCGCTTTTGCCCCCTCCTGCCGCCCCGCCGTAGAGCACCTCCGGCTCCCTCCGCCGCATAAATTCCGCCTGCCGGGGCTGGGGTCTCCAGATCACCGGGGTCCGTGTCTTTGCCATAGTCATGGTTCTTCCTCCTCCACACAGGGCAGCACCACCACGCCGGTTTCGGTACCCTGATCACTCATGCCCTGATCGTTCAGGGTCTTTGCCACGGCGGCAAGGTCCTTGAGCACTGCCGTTGCCTCCTTCAGTCCCTTCATGGTGCCGGGGTCGCTTTCGCCTTCCCGGCGTGCCGCCCGCTGCCGGCTGTTCAGCTCCCGTACCTGCTGCGCCAGCAGGGTGCTGAGGATGTCGGTGGCACGATTCAGACTTTCCAGCCCTTTGGATGCTTTTGTCTGCCCCATGGGGTCCCTCTCACTCCTTTCTGTTGTTTTGCTTGCCATGGCAAAAGGATACCACCCTTTTTCCCTTTCCGACAGTGTGTACTTTTGCAGGACCGCAGAGTATTCTCGGTATTGCATTATCCAGTTTGTATAGATTTTCTCCGTTTTTTCCGGCGTGCCTTCGTCCGTTTTGCAAAACGCCGGATTTTTCCATCAAAAAAACTGCGTTGTACTTCCGCCGCCGGGTCTGCCCTTTCCGGGGCAGTTTTCTGCCTGCTGCTGCGGACAGTTCCGGAGCCCCCCGTTTTGCGTTGAAAGTCATACTCTTTCGTGAATTTTCCACGAAACAAGAAGAATTTATGTCAAAACTATGGACAAACTGTTGTTCCCTGTGCTACAATTGCTTTTGTTCTTTCTTCTGCCGCACGCAACCGGCAGAAGCTACACACAACACTGGAGGGTTTTTTCATGTTAGAAAATGTCTTTCATCTAAAGGAAAATCACACCGATGTAAAGACCGAGATCATGGCAGGTATCACCACCTTCATGACCATGGCATACATCCTTGCGGTCAATCCCAGCATCCTGTCTGCTTCGGGCATGGACGCCAACGCTGTGCTGATCGCCACTTCTCTGGCATCCTTTGTGGGCACCGCTCTCATGGCTCTGCTTGCCAACTATCCCTTTGCCCTTGCTCCCGGCATGGGTCTGAACGCCTACTTCTCCTACACCGTGGTTCTGACCATGGGCTACAGCTGGCAGCTTGCCCTGATGGCTGTCTTTGTAGAAGGCATCATCTTCATCGTGCTGTCTCTCACCAACGTCCGTGAGGGCATCTTCAACGCCATCCCCATGACCCTGAAGAGCGCCGTCAGCGTGGGCATCGGTCTGTTTGTGGCATTCGTTGGTCTGCAGAACGCCAAGCTCATCATCAACAGCGACTCCACTCTGGTGACCTACCAGCACTTCAAGGGCGAGACCTTCCACAGCGTGGGCATGGGTGCCATCCTTGCCCTCATCGGCGTGGTCATCACCGCCATCCTGCTGGTAAAGAAGGTCAAGGGCGGCATCCTCTACGGCATCCTCATCACCTGGCTGCTGGGCATCGTCTGCGAGCTCACCGGTCTATATGTTCCCGATGTGGAAGCCGGCATGTTCTCCGTCATCCCCACCAGCTTTGTCAGCTTTGACTTCTCCGCTCTGGGCAAGACCTTTGGTCAGGTGTTCAAGACCGACTTCTCCGGCGTGGGTCTGCTGAACTTCTTTGCCGTCATGTTCTCTTTCCTCTTCGTTGACCTGTTCGATACCCTGGGCACCCTCATCGGCGTTGCCTCCAAGGCGGACATGCTGGACGAGGATGGCAAGCTGCCCCACATCAAGGGTGCTCTGATGGCAGACTCCATCGCCACCTGCGCCGGTGCTGTGCTGGGTACTTCCACCACCACCACCTTCGTGGAGAGCGCTTCCGGCGTCACCGAGGGCGGTCGTACCGGTCTGACCTCCATGACCACCGGCGTGCTGTTCCTGCTTGCCGTGGTGTTCAGCCCCCTGTTCCTCACCATCCCCAGCTTTGCCACCGCTCCTGCCCTGATCATTGTGGGCTTCTACATGATGGGCTCCGCTCTGAAGATCGACTTCAACGACCCCAGCGAGGGCATCCCCGCCTTCCTGACCATCCTTGCCATGCCCACTGCCTACAGCATCTCTGAGGGCATTGCCATCGGTGTCATCTCCTGGACCCTCATCAATCTGTTCACCGGCAAGGCAAAGGAAAAGAAGATCAGCCCCCTGATGTACGTGCTGACCCTTCTGTTCATCCTGAAGTATGTCTTCCTCTGATCCCTTGAGAGGATAAGATAACAACACCCCCTGCAGCCCGCCCGTACGGCTGCAGGGGGTGTATTTTTGTGGTCCCGCCCCGCCGCTGCGGGGCATAAACGCAAAAAGACCCTCCCGGTACCGCCCTGAGGCTGTGACCGGGAGGGTCCTGCTTTACTTCTGTTTTTTGGGATGGATGTGGACTTCCGGGATCGCCACATTGTCGTAGTGGATGGACTTATCTGCTGCAGGGGTGGTCTGCTCCTCCGGATGCCGCACCTTTCCGGTGTGGACCTCCGGCAGCGCCACCGTCTGCTGTTCCTCCCCGGACCCTCCGGTCTCCTTCTGCCGGAACCACCGGTCCAGCTGCGCCTTCAGTGACAT